ATTCTGCCTTTGTGCTCGTATTTAATAATCGTATCAATAAATGTTGTATGTGCCTTGTTAATTTCTCTTGCTTTTGCTATGCTTTGTACCAAAGGATGTTTATGTTCTTGCAAAAAATTTTTGGTAAAAGATGGTGACTGGGTTTTTTCAGTTCTGGGGTACTCTAGTGAAAGCTTGTCAAAAACTTTGGCAATCGATCGTGCAGCCCATATCTGAGGCTCTATTCCTGTTTCTGTTTTTACTTGGTGGAGTAATTCTTTTTCTTCTCCAATTAACTTTTGCTTCAATTTGTGCGCTCGTTCAACGTCCACCCTCACACCCAGAAAACGCATGTCTACCAGACAAGGAAAAAGATCAGTCTCTAAATTAAAAATACTTTCAATGTCTTGATGAACAATTTCTTTCTTCATCATCTGCCATAAATCAAAAGTTAATTCTGCATCTCGTTCTGCATACGATCCAACTTCCATTGCTGGGAGTTGCCACATGTCTGCTTTTGGATCAAGCCCTCTAGACTTTGCAGCTTCTATTAATTCGTTTTCAGATTTACCATAACCAAGATAATCCCAACCTAAACTATTTAAACTATATTGATAACGATTCTCATCTACAAGAGACGCTGCAATCATGGTATCAACAATTAAACCATTTATTTTTATACCTAAATGTCGTAGCCAACATACATCATACATTGCGTTGTGAAAAATTTTGACAGCATCAGTAGACATGGTATCTTGCAACCATGACAGAACTTTTTTTCGAGGCATGTTTGGACCTGATGCGTGACCGATCGGAAAATAAAACTTGCGACCAGAAACCGCCACAGCAATCCCCACCACGTCGCCGTTTCCTATCACCGATCCTGAACCTGATTTTCTCAAATCAGGATCACGAGTCTCTAAGTCAATTGCAATCTCATCGTAAGACCTAAGATCCGGAAACTCTTGTGGTTCTGTCCATTCTGTTTGTGGTTTAAAAAAAGGTATTTTCATTTATCCCATTCTTTTCTAAGTCGATCTATTTCTAACTCACAATAGTGAATTATTTTATTTAAATCTTTTATTTGATCTTTCTTTAAATATCTCACAACGTATTTAATGATATTACCTTGAAAAAAATTTAATTTATTGTCCATAATAAAATCAAAAGGTTGTATTTTTAATTTATAATGATCTCCTCCCTCTTGATGATCAGATGCTTTTTTAAAAAAATCTTTGTTTGTCACAACTGATAACCATGCCTTTCTTTTTTTGCTCTCATTAAATAAAGATTATTTTTAGCACGAGTCGCTCCAACATACCAGACTCTATGTTCTTCATCCCTTTTTTCATGGTCGTACATGACAGCGTCTCTAATTTTTTGAGAGTTGTCTAAAATTAAAACTACAGAATCCTCCTCACCCCCTTTGGCTGCATGGATCGTTGATAGTTTTATCCTTGCATCCTCCGATAATTTTTCACCGTTTGACAACATGTGTCTTAAATAATCTCTTTCTACCATGGGCACCGCTGTAAAAACTTCATACCATGGTTTAGTTTTATCTGGCTCGTCACCACAACACTCCAATATATCCTTTATCTCATTATCTTCTAACAGCTCACCCTTCGTCCACTTTGTATAATTCACAATTGTTTTGTAGAGTTTTGCTTTAAAACTTTTACCTTTTTTATATTGATAATACAATCCCATCTCTTGTAATTTTTTCATCACGTTTTTTAGTTTGCTGTTGGTTCGTGAAAGAATTAACCATTTACCTTTTTCTAATTGTAACTGACCAATATTATTGACATACTCAATCTTGCCTTCAATATCTTTTGGTAAATATTTTTTATATACTTTAATGCCTTGTATTCTTTCTGTAATAACTTTTGATAATTCTTGAATAGATTTTGGTATGCGTCTGGATTGTGTTAAGATTTGTTCTGTGCCAGGCTCCTCAATAAAACGTGTAACATCTGCTCCTGCCCACTGAAATATTGCTTGGTCATCATCCCCTGCAAGATAGATATTATTTGTTTTAGTTTTTAAAATATCATACATCATCCACTGTAGGGGTGAAAGATCTTGGGCCTCATCAATAAATACAGCGTCAAAGTTTGGACACAATTCAGGTTTGTTAACAAATCTTTTTATCATGTCATTAAAATCTAATAAATTATTTTTCTTTTTATACTCAGCTAAGTTTATGATGATATGACGTAAAAGACCCGGATCAATATCTCGATCTTGATATTCTTCAATATCTTGGTTCTGCATTTTATTTATGGTTTGAAAATAAATATTATCCGATGTTAAAAAATGTATTTGTTGATCATTAAATTTATCGGCGTAGTTTACTCGTATGCCAAGAATCTTACCTAGGTCTTCATAGTGATAAGGTTGCATCACACTATCTTCACTAAGCCCAAGAGTATGGAACGCAAAAGCGTGAAGTGTTTGAAAGTATTTTAATTTTTTATCGGGTAAATTTATTCGACTCTTTGCTTCATTAGCAGCTTTACGAGTAAAAGCAAAATAGCCAACTTTTTTTATATTGTATTGTTTTACAAGTTCTAAAAGTTTAGAAGTTTTTCCTGTCCCTGGTGGACCATAAATTTTGTGCACTTTACAAGATGTCATTTTTATCTTTCATCTCAATAATCTCATCTGCAGTTTCTTCTTTTGTAAAATATTCTAATGAGATCTTCACACAATAGATTCCCTGTTCTTTTGATTTAGGAAATCTTTTTCTTTCTCCAAAGGTTGCTTGATAACTTTTTTGCATCATGGTCGCTGTTCTATCTTCTTTCATTTTCCAATCTTTATTTTTTAAATGATTAAAAAAATGTTCGTAAACAAAGTATGCATAGTTCTCTTCAATTAAAGTTGATCCACTTTTAAATGATGCATAGGTCTTCGCGATCACTTGAAAGATATAATCATTTAAATATTTATGTAGTTGCTCTTCAGGACTTGTTCCTGAAGCTGGTTGCATGACCTCCTCGGTATCTTTCAATCGATCAAGTATAATTTGAAAATCGTTATCTTTTATCTTTGGAGGAATGACAGATGTTTGTGCAGCAATTAATTTTCTAAGTTCTCGCATTTCTATGAGTTTATCAATTGTTCTTGCAACGATTTGTTTTTTAGTTTCTCCGCTACCTTTATCTGGCAATGTCACTGTAAACCAAAACTCTGGTTCTGGTTTATAATCATACTTCACTAAATTAGATAACATTGGCCAAGTTTTCTTTTTGTCTGATGCGATACCAAACTCTCGTCTAACACAGACTGATTTTACACAGTGATTAACGATTGGATCTTCAGTGCAAGTGTGTCCCTTAGTTTCTTTCTTCCATGCTTTAATTTTTGATTTAACTCTATTGTCATCCCACTCTGGAGAATATTCAAAGTATTTTCTTGCTGCCTCTTCTACTTTCTTCTCCCAGTTATCAGGGTATTTTTTCTTCGCAAAAACCATATAATTATATAGAAATCTATCTCGTCCGTCATTCAATTTATTTTGAGTTAACGCTTGCAAACATGGAGGGCCATCGTTAAACTCTTCGTCCCCAGATTTTAATTGTTTATTTATTATCTCTGAACCAAAATTTTCTATGGACTCTTGTGTTTGTAAATTTGTTTCTACAATCTGTAGAAACTGTTCTAATGTAAATTCTGTTCCATCGTGTGGATTAACTGCAACTCGTTCTGTTTTATTGTAATAAGGTAGATTGATAAAGTTACCATTGATTTTTGTTCCGTCGTCCGTGGTTCCTAGTTCTGTTTGCTTTGGAAATATTTCTGTGGTTTGTTTTAATTTAAATGTAAATAATAATTTATCTAAAAAGTTTCTAATTAAACTTGCCTTAATTTTTTTCTCTAAGAAAACAAAAATATGCAGACCACCACTTTTTGATCGAACAGGAACAACAGGTAGTTCCCATTGAATAATAATATCAAAAAAATATTTAGGATTAAAATCTTTATATTTTTTAGGATCAATATCTATCGCACCAAACTGTGCCATACCCTCATCATCACAAGGTTGAATGCCGATAGATTTTTCTCCGTTTATATGATCAATGTAATCTTGATCTGTGACTGCGTCTTGTGACCAACCATAATCACCTGGTTTAAATTTTAACTTTCCAGTTTCGGGATCGGTATAACCATTTTTAACATTACAATAACCATAGTTACGCTCTAGACCAGAAAATATTTTTATAAACCTGTTCTCCATTTTCTACTTTCTTGATGGGCAGTTTTACCTGCCCATCGATGTTTAAACTAAATTGGTGAATTAGATTTATCAGAAGTTTCACCATGCTTAACTTGAACGTCTCCTTTAGAAACGCTTTCAGAAAAAGCTTTTGCTTGTGAGTATATAGATGCGTCTTGCACTTGACCCACCTTACTAATTTCCCAACCAAACCATGTGCCTTTATCATTAGATTGCTGCACGGTCTTTAGATTATAAATGTGGCTAAAAGATGCCGGAGTAAATAATCCACTCTTACCTTTAAGTTTGATTTGAGCAATCATTGTATTCCACTTTCTACTAATTTTTAGTTGAGTAGATTTCATGGCAATCAATGCGGTTGATGGTGTTTCTCCCATCGTTATCACAAAGTGACTTGCTGTCTTCTCGATATAATTACCGCTTTGTAATCTATCTTTGAAGTCTGCCCCCCTTGTCGTTTGTGATAAGATATCACTACTTGATGGGTGGATTTGTACTGGAGCTCCTGGGCCATCGCCTCTGTCTCTCCATTCAATGTACTCCAGTTTGTAATGACATGGAATAACATTCAATCCTTTTTGTCCATCAAATAACTCCGAAGTCACTGAGTTGTAAATCATACCAGGTTCTGCGCCTTGTACATATTTACCATCTCTTTTGTTAACTTCAGGAGATAGTTGACCAAGTATTTTTAAAAAGGGTAAAGCTAAATCTTCTTGAGTTAGTTTACCAATACCTTGACCAGCATCAGCTTCAAACATATTTGTCGCTAACGCATTTTCTTTTTTCGTTGTTACTTGTGCTTTGCTCATCGTTCTTATTTCCTTGTTATTTTGGTTCTGTTTCCTGCGAACACGTTAAAAAGATCAGAGGGCATGTCTAGTCCTTTTTCAACACGCTCTCTGACCAATGCTTTAAGTGTCATTGGTTCAACCTTTAATTTTTGGACTGGTTGATACCCACGACCTTGTGCAAGGACAGCATATTCTGCAGCCTTGTTATCTTCGTTACGACCAAAGGAAACAGTCACCTCATTTTTAATAAGGTCACCTAGGTCGTTATCTCGAAGCCATTTAAATGCCTCTTCCTTTTTTGCAACAGGAATAGAAGCACCGTAGACGGGTTTCACTTCAACGGCGGATCCGTCTGCTAATTTCATTGTGCTTATGTTCATCTCTTGCATCATTGTCGGTATAACTTCACCTCCAACCATGTCGATTTGTTTTTTAAGTTCTTTGACATGTGCCTCTGCATCTGCAAGTTCATCTTCTAGTTTTTGCAACTTTGTAACTTGTGAAGATAAATCACCTGCATCATCAATCTTTGATAATGAAGATGTTTGATCTGCTTCAAAGTCTATGTTATTCATCTATTTCTCCTTTCTCGTATAGATTAATTTGAATTGGGTAATATCTTCTTTCTTGTTTGTCCCATTTCAAAAGTTTATATTTGCCGTTTGTAATATCAGATACAATACTACAAGCAACACCAATTATTGCAGGGTCACCTGTCAATAATAGAAAGTCATTTGAGTTATAATTTTTTAACAGCTTACGAAGTTTAAACACTAATGGACCTGGAGACAAAATAATTTGAGAAGTTTCTGGTAATAAAACTTTTAACTCACCAAATTCAGATGCACCTATAATATTTATTTTAGGGCGACCCTCTCTTGTACCTGGTATGTCTTGTACGACGTATACTAAATTATCCTTCATAACTTTCTTGACAAGACTATATCGACTATGTTAATCGCTGTCAATAGAAAGAAGAACTTAAATTATGAATTATAAATTTAAAACGACGCCATTCGCGCATCAGTTAAAAGCGTTGGAGCTGTCATGGAAGAAAGAAAACTTTGCCTATTTTATGGAGATGGGTACAGGTAAATCTAAAGTATTAATTGATAATATTTCTATGCTTTATGATAATGGAAAGATTAATGGTGTCCTAATTGTGGCACCTAAAGGTGTGTACAAAAACTGTCACGACTCAGAGATACCCACACACATGGCAGACCATGTGGAGAAAAAAATGGTTTTATGGCCAGCGCTCATTAACGAAAAGCAAAAGAAAAAATTAAACACATTATTTGAAAGCAGTGAGGATCTACACATTTTAATTATGAACGTAGAAGCTTTTTCTACTAAGAAAGGTATGGATTTTGCTGAACGATTTTTAGCTTGTCACAGAGCTATGATTGCGATTGACGAGTCAACCACAATAAAAAATCCAGGAGCTAAACGAACAAAAAATATCTTAACATTATCTAGGTATGGTAAATACAAAAGAATACTAACAGGATCACCGGTTACTAAATCACCGTTAGATTTATACACACAGTGTGAGTTCCTTGATCCGTGGTTATTGGGCCATAGTTCTTACTACACGTTTAGAACCAGGTATGCTTTGATGCGAACCGCTAACTTCGGTGGGCGTTCTGTGCAAATTGTTGTAGGTTACAAGAACCTATCAGAACTGACCAATAAACTTAAACCTTTTTCTTATCGTTGTTTAAAAGACGAGTGTTTAGATTTACCAAAGAAAACTTACATGAAACGAATTATACAGTTAACATCAGAGCAATCTAAAGTTTACAATCAAATGAAACAGTTAGCACTCGCTGAACTTAATGGTAAAGTAACAACCACAGCCACGGTATTAACCCAGCTTATGAGACTACACCAGATTACCTGTGGACATTTCAAGTCTGATGATGGCACAGTGCAAGTTTTAAAAAATGAAAGACTCACAGAACTTACTAACATTTTAAATGAAGTTAGTGGAAAAGTTGTGATATGGGCACATTGGAGAAACGATATAGAAACAATCGTTGAACAATTAAAAAAAGACTATGGTGATAACTCGGTGGTTACATATTATGGGGATACTTCTTCTGATGACAGACAAGAGGCAATCAAACAAATGCAAGACCCAAAAAGCAAAGTTAGATTTTTAGTAGGCACACCACAAACAGGGGGCTACGGGATTACACTTACAGGTGCATCGACTATGATCTATTATTCTAACGGTTATGATCTAGAAAAACGTCAGCAGTCAGAAGCAAGGATTGATCGTATTGGCCAAACAAAACCTATGACCTACATTGATCTTTTGGCTGAAGGAACGGTAGATGAAAAGATTGTTAAAGCGCTTCGTAAGAAAGTAGATATTGCTTCCACCATTATGGGTGAAGAGTTAAAAGACTGGATTTAGTAAAAATATAGGAGGTATC